GATTTTACAAGACGCTGAGTTGATGTTTAAGGATGACGGCTTCAACAAAGGTCTGCACATACTACCACCCGCTGACTATGATGCCTGTGGTTGTGGAAGTTCCTTTGCGCCTCGGAGGTAACATGGAGCCTTGTGACTGTCAAGTATGCGATTATTATGGATGTGACTGCTCTGTGACTGGCAGTCACGAAAACTGCAAATGTTCCCAATGCAATAACGCAGGGGATGATAACGAGGATTGATGATGAAAAAATTTGGTTGGGGATTGTTGGTTATTCCCCTACTGATGACGGGTGGCTATGTTGTATCAGATTTTAAATCTAGTTTTCTTATTGATGGCAGGCATTTATCTACTCTATCCTATCTTTCGGAGGACCGTGATGAGGCTTGGCGAACAGAAGTAAGAAACCGCATGGTGCAGCAGGGTGACACCCACGTTGACATACTCGCAAGGAATACAGACAAACCTTGGGGACTTGTCAACTCAGTTGATACAGCGAATTGGAGGGCACGGCTACAGGGCCTCAGGGATGAGGGCTTTTCTCCAGTAATCTGGATGCGGGGTGATGACTCGCCTGAGATTGATGCGCTTCCTATCAACGATCAGATAGAGTACAACAAGAAGGTAGTGGCAGCGGTGGATGACATATCATCGCACTATGTGCTGGCTCTGGAGGCAGACGAATACTACTCAGTACCTGAGGTTCGTGTTCTGCTTCAGAATATGCGCAGAGAAACAGACAAACCTATAGGCATACACTTGACGCCCGGTATGCGTGGCAAGGAGGCTTATGTCGAAGGATTCGATGTTATCTACCTTCAAACGGGGTTCGACCTTACGGAGGAAGAATTTCGCAGAGAAGTTGAGTATGCGCTCACGCTCGGCAAGCCGGTGGTGGTATCCGAATACCACATGGATAACTCCAGCGCCGAAGCAGCGAAGTTAGGTGACATTGCGTGTTCCTACGCTGGTGTGGTGGGAACTGGGAATGGTCGTGGCGCATCTGTGTGTGGCAGTCTTGAGTGGCTGGTGGCAGAAGAGCAGAAGGAACCTTGGTATGACAAGTATGATGACGAACTTTCGGTGTTCATGCTGGCTTTGGTTACTATCTCGGCAACGTATGCCCTCGACCTGCCATTCACTGCTAACTTCACCTACGCAAACGACAACGGATATGAGGTTATGCTCGCAGCGCCTGTTAATGAAAGTACCACAGTGGGTGCAACCGTGAGCGATAGAGGCCGTATAATGGGCTTCTTCAACTGGCAGTTCGATGAACTGTTCAAGCGCCCTAGCATAAAGCAGGGCGATACCAACGAAAGGAGGTGATCTATGTCTAAGTACGATTGGCTAAAAGCGGTAATTACTGGTGCGATAACGGTGGCGATGATTCATATTGTTGGATGGATTCTGTAACTTGGAGGACTTTGTAGAATACTACTATGGCGCGTGACCATCTAAAAAAGGTAAAACGGGGCTATTGGAGCCACGCTAGACACGCCTGCGCATTATCCTTAATACTTCTGCGCTTGAGTGCTTCTGGCGTGGTTCACGCCTTCTTTCCGAATACTAACGTGACCGCCATGTCTTCAGGTATCGACAAACTAAAACACAAGATTTGGCAAGAAAACCAAAGAATAAGAAGGAAGGGACGCAATGGCTAGAACAGCAACACTACCACCGCAGGTAAAGAAGTTAATAAAAGAGATCGCAGGTGTCAATAAGCGTCTGACCACGGCTGACAGGGCAAACTGGAAGGGTGTCAAAAGAACAGACTTCCCTGACCCTATGATGAGCAAAATCATAGATAAGTTGGCCAAGATAGAGGCCATGCGAAAGAGTGGAATCCTCACAGGCCCACAGTTCAAGATGGCTATGGAGCAGGTGGCTGATGTCGTCCCGGCAATTCAGGATAAGATCGCTAAACTGAATATCACTGGAGGGGATGTACTGGACTTCGGTGACCCTGCTCCAGAGCGTTCTGCCGTAAGGTCGCAGGACTATGCCAGATACGAGCATTCAGGCAAGTATCCCAGCACCCTTGGAAAAAACATAGCAGGAAACGCTGAAGCACAACTAAATCCTGGAGTGCGCAATCCCCTGCCCGGACTTATTGGGTCAGAGGTTCCAATCCCTGAGCCTGACCCGATGTTCCCACCCAAGACAAACCGAGCGGGTGGTGCAGCGCCTCAGGTTGCGTCTAAGTTCACTCCACAGACCATAGGTGGGCCGAGAGGCAAACAGGTGGCTTCAGCCTTACCGCCATGGACGGAGGCTCCTAAGCCTGCCTCAGTGTACGGAATGAACCCATCAAACACCCGAGCGCCTGCCTTAGACCCGCGCAGCATGACTCCATCTGCCATACCTATGCCGTCTGGCGCTGGTAACTTGGGTGCTGGCAATGGGATGTACAACTTCCCTAAAGGCACACCAACGAATGCTGGTGCTGACAGGTTGGCGGAGATTTACCCCGAGAAGACTCGCGCAGATAAGCAAAGAAAGAAAGCATTGGCTGCTGAAAGGCGTGCGCAGAAGAAGGCCATAGACAAAACGCTTGGCATTGCTGGCAAGGTGGGCAGAGGTGCTGTCTTGGGCCTGCCACTGCTCGCGCTTGACTACCTTGCTCCGAACAACGCTATCGCTGCAAGCCGTAACGAAGGCTACGGTATGCTGGAAGACATCGGCCTTGATGTTCAGGGTGGCATAGACAGTATTGACAATCCTTGGTTGTCTGGTGGCGCTTCACTGCTTGACGGTCTGTTGGTTGACCCGGTTATGACCGCTGTGGGTGGTGCTAAGAAGTTCAAGGAGATGATTCAGGAAGACCTTGCTGAAGCGAAAAGACTGAAGAAGAAACGCAAGGAATCCGGCTGGAAGCCCAAGGCATACCGTGGGGGTATGCTGGCGAATGGTGACTGATGCCAGCCTATATAAAACTAAAGCCTAAGTCTGAGCGCGTAAACTCGCTACTCTCTACTCCTGAGCAGATTGCAGCGTATGAGTCAGTAGATTGGGAAAATATCAACACTTGGGATGAGTCCCTAAGGCGTGGAGACATAGAATGGCTGCGTGAGCCTGTCACTCAGGCACACCTCGACGAACTTGAAGGAATCAGGAAAGAGGTAAGAGGAAAGAAACTTAGCGGTAGGCAACTTGATAAGTTGCAGTACATTGACCGACTGGATGATGTTTCCCCGAAGCAGCGGGCTGATGCGATAAAAAGGTTCGTACTTAAAGACAAGCCTTTCGCAACCTACACAGCGCCCACGGGTGACCGCGCTAGGGCTATTCCGCAAAACAGACAGCCCGGTGACTTCGACAGGATGGACAAAATCTACAGGGATGCTGCGATAAGAGGGCAGGCTGTGGATCATGGCGAGGCCATAATGGGCAAGCACGACTCGCCAAGGTACGGGATATACCGTGATGTGCCTGACAATATGCAGGGCATGGACCCACGGCTAAACCTCGACAAGAGCAACAAAATTCCTGAAGACTTTAATCAGTGGCAGTACAAGGAAGACCCCAAGACAGGTAGGATGGATGCCTACAGAATGGTCGATGGTGAGTTGCAGAAGGTTCCAAGATGGCAGGGAGGGTACGTGGACTTAGATGCTCCTGTTGACCCGAACCACAAACCCCTGTCGCCGGGGACGCAGAGCCTCATCAAGAATGTTGGCAAGGTTGGACTACTTGGTGGCGCTGAGATGGCTCTGAACTACTTTGCACCTGATAACCCTATCAACCAAGCGCGTCAGAAAGGGCATGATACGCTTACTGACCTTGGGCTTGACTTGCGTGGCGCTATTGATGGAATAGACCATACAGGACTAAAAGTTGCAGCAATGCTCGGAGAAGGATTATTGGTTGACCCACTGGTAACCGCATTCGGTGCTGGCAACTGGTTGGGTGAAAGAGTTCAGCAAGAATGGCGTGGTGAGAAAGCCAAAAACAATCTGAGCCGTGGAGGTTACGGTATGATGGGACGGTTCAAAAAACAAGGAATGCTATGACAACTAAAAGAGTGTTGGATGAAAGGCAGGAGAAGTTTGTTACCTTCTATGTCGCAACCGGAAACGCATCCAAGTCTGCAGAGATGGCTGGTTACAAACAACCCAAGCAGAAAGGATACGACCTTAAGAAGCGGTTCGCTCAAGAGATTGAGGAACGAACCAGAAACAAAATTGGCGATAAGGTTGTAAGCGTTATCGACATGACCTATCAGTTAGCGATGGAGGCTGAGTCAGAGGCAGTAAGACTGAATGCGTGCCGTGACTTGTTAGACCGCGCAGGCTACAAACCTGCAGACCATCGTGTCGTGGATGCAGTTAACACAACGGTCCACGAACTTTCAACAGAAGAGTTGGAGTCTGAACTCAAAAAACTATTAGGGAATGGAGATGGCGAAAGCCTTAAGCACTGACTTAGAGCGTGCTATAGAGATAGCACAGGAACTTAAGAATCGTAAACTCTTCAACAAAATAGAAGAATACGACCCTTACCCGTTCCAGCAGTTGTTCCATGATACCGGCAGATACAGCAGTCAAAGACTGTTGATGTGTGCTAACCGAATAGGCAAGTCCTACTCTGGTGCCATGGAGATGTCGTTTCACCTTACTGGGTTATATCCCAAGTGGTGGAGTGGCAAACGATACAAACACGCTATTACGGCATGGGTTGGCGGTATCTCTAACGAGTCCACCAGAGACATTTGCCAAGCGGAGTTGTTAGGTGCGCCTGAAGACCCTGAAGCATGGGGAACTGGCGCTATACCAAAAGACTTAATCATTAGTGCTGAGCGCAAGCCGGGTATCCCGAACGCTAAAGCACTTGCACTGATTAAGCACGTCAATGGCAGGAACTCTACGGTACACTTTAAGTCCTATGAGTCTGGCGTTGAAAAGTGGATGGGTCGTTCCGTTGACTGTATCTGGCTTGACGAGGAACCTGATAGGGTCCTGTACTCACAGGCAGTTACGAGAACGCTAGACCGTAAGGGTATGGTTTACATGACCTTCACGCCTGAGAAAGGCATGACGGAGACTGTAAGCGCATTCATGAATGATTTGAAGAAGGGACAGAGCCTGACTACCGCTACTTGGGATGACGCCTCTGAAACAATCAAGTCTCTGCAGGGAAACCCCGGTCATCTGGACACTGACACGATGGAGCAGATTCTTTCTGCGTACTCACCGCATGAACGAGAGATGCGCAAGTACGGCAAACCTATGATTGGTTCCGGGTTGGTGTTTCCAATCCCAGAAGAAAAACTCATCGTAGAACCCTTTACCATAAAGGATTATTGGCCCCGCATAGCGGGAATTGACTTTGGTTGGGACCATAACACTTCGGTAGTGTATGGCGCACTCGACCCTGATGAAGACATTTTTTACATATACGATGAGTATGCGCTCAATAAAAGGAGTCCGGCAGAACACTCCGTTGAGATTAAAAGACGGCCTCACTTCATTCCTATCGCTTATCCACATGACGGGAACAGGCGTGACTCAATGGGGAATCCGGGCCTTGCTGACCAGTACCGTAATCTTGGTTGCAACTTTTTACTTGAGCATTTCTCTAATCCTCCTGCTCTTGGCCAAACTAAAGGGTCTAACAGTGTGGAAGAAGGCATACAGAAAATGTTGGTTGCTATGGAAGAGGGCCGGTTTAAAATTTTCAGTACACTACATAATCTTCTTAGTGAGTATCGACAGTACCATCGTGCGGATGGGAAGATTGTGGCGCTCAAGGATGACTCGATGAGTGCCATGCGGTATTGCTACCAAAGCAGAAGGTTTGGAGTGGCTGGAGCAGATGACACATGGACATGGAACGCAGATGACGAGATTAAATATCCAAACTACGGAATAGTCTAAATGAAAGATAACAAAGCACCCAAGACAGATGAGGAACTGGTATCACGCATAGAAGGCGAGATATCAGAGGCTCTGGGTTATAACGATGTTATAGCAGAGCAGAGGCGAGCAGCCGTTGACTTCTACCACGGTATGCCGTTTGGAAACGAAGTTGAGGGCAGGTCACAGTACGTTGACCGCACAGTACAGGATACGATTGAGTGGATAAAACCATCCCTCATGCGCGTATTCGCGTCTGGCGATGAACTGGTCCAGTTCTCACCAAAGAATCCTGAAGATGTGCCAATGGCTGAGCAGGCAACTGACTACGTGAACTATGTTGTTCGTCAGGATAATCCCGGCTGGGAAATCATGTACTCATGGTTCCATGATGCCCTGCTGCAGAAGAACGGGATTGTGAAGGTTTGGTGGAACGAGTACGAGGAGGTTGAGCGTGAGGAATACCGCAACCTTACTGATGTAGAACTTGAGTCCGTTGTTGCCAACCCCAGTGTTGATATCGTTGAGCACGAAGACTACGGCGATGGCACGCACAATGTAGTGGTACACAGAACATCTTATGACGGACGTATCGTTATCGACAATGTTCCTCCATCTGAGTTCCTGATTAACCGTGACGCCAAGGACATTGAGGACGCTCGGTTCACCTGCCACAGGGTGCGCAAAACTCTTTCTGAGTTACGCGAAATGTACCCTGATGAAGACCTTGATGCGGATGACATCAAAGGAGGTGACATCTCGTCACCGATGTGGTCAACCTCACAGATCGACTACGACACTGAGATGAACTACCCATGGCAAACCGAGACTGCCACAGAGGAATCCCTGCAGGAGTATTGGCTGTACGAGTCCTTCCTGCGCACTGACTGGGATGGTGATGGAATTGCCGAACTGCGTAAGGTTTGTTCGGTTGGCGACAAGGTGCTTGCGAATGACGCAGTTGATTGCGTTCCGTTTATCAGCATCACGCCTGTAAAGATTCCACACAAGTTCTATGGGCTGTCTATCGCAGACCTTGTGATGGACTTGCAGAAGATCAAAAGTACGCTGATGCGTAACTTGCTCGACAACGCTTACAACCAGAACTATGGTCGATACGCTGTCCTTGAAGGTCAAGCGAATCTGGACGATTTGCTAACCGCAAGACCGGGCGGTGTGGTACGAGTGAAGTCACCTAACGCAGTCATGCCTTTGGCGACTCCTGCTCTAGAACCGTACACCTTTGAGATGCTGAACTACATCGACGGTATCCGTGAGGAACGAGCCGGTGTCAGCAAGTATTCCAACGGCATGAACGACAAGGCTCTGACGAGCCATACGACTGCTGCTGCAGTGAACGCTGTCATGACCTCAGCACAGTCCCGCGTTGAACTGGTCGCAAGGCAGTTCGCAGAGACAGGCGTCAAGGACCTGATGAAGCGGGTCTACGAGTTGTTGGTCAAGAACCAAGACCGTGAACG